AGTTATGCTGACAAGTATTACAATGATAAATATATCTTGTTGTACTATTAAATGTAAATTTAGATTCCATACTACCCCTCCCTTACATTTAGGATATTTTGGCAACCACAATGAGGACAATCGAAACATTCAAATTTCTTAGTACCTGTAGCTATACCATTGATTCCTTTATTTTCTTGAACAATATATTTATTTTCTTTTATTAAATCAAATTGTTTTCCACAAACTTTACATACATTTATTTTTTCTAGTGCTTTTATATCAATAACTTCATCTTTTTTATTAAATAAACATCTAAACATAATTATTCCCCTCTATCAAAATGTTCTTGTAATTTACCATTTTTCATTCTTACATACTTTGTAATCATATTCTTATAATTAATTACAAACCCCTCAACATTTCTATTTACTTTACTTAAATATTTTTCATAAATACTATCTAAGTGTTCTTTAGTAGGAATAACATTTAATTCAATTACCTCAGGTACAATACCTATAAAAGTTGGTATTTTTTGACTTATAAATGGATAAATAAACAAACTATGTTCATAATTCAAATTATATAAATTTAATTCATCATCTATATTTGCTTTAGCAAACATATACCATTTTTTATCAAATTCATCTATCGTGTATTTAAGGCAACCCATACCTAACCATTCACCACAAATAGCACTATTATTATGTAATTCATCAATTAAAACATCTTTATTATCAATTAGCCATTGATACAAGCCTTTATATAAAATATCTTTAACATCTTCTAATTCAGTTATTTTAAAAATGTTTTTTCTTTGAGCTATATATAATTCATCATCTTTTTTAAAAAATACTAAATTACTTCCATCTAATTTTTCAGTAATATATACTTTATCACCTGCACAGCTAACTCTTTTTGTTTTAGGATATATTTCTTTTTTTATCATTATTTATCACCAAACCTTTTCTCTATAACTTTTTTTAAATAATTAAATGCGTTATCCTCTTCTTTTTTTATTTCTTCTTTATAATAACAATCATAAGCATTTTTTATCCAATTTAACGCTCTCATAGATAGTTCGTCATCTTTTAATAACTCAAATAACATACTTAATTGAGTTCCGTGAGTATTTTCTTCTAATTCACTATATTTATTTATAAAATAATAAGCGTCATACTCATTTAATAAATCGTCAATAGCATTTATATAATCTTCTTTTTTATAATTCATCTTTTTCCTCCATATTCTCAATTCGTTGTATGAGTTTAACTAATTTAATACAAAACTTGTATAAATCAGCCTTGCTCATAGTTATCATTTGTTTTTGTTTATTTTTCTTGTCATTAAAAACATCTTCTAACATTTGTCTTGTTAATAGATCTATTGTTTCATCTAACATTGTCTTGACCTTATATACACACTAATATCTTTATAAGTTGTATTTTCTAGTACGAATAATGCTCTTTCTAAATACTCTTTATCAAACCAACCAAAGTGTGTTTCTCTTAAATGTAATCCTAACTTATTTGCTAAATATCCGTAGCAATCAGTCCTTTTAAAATTGGTATTTTTCCATAATGGATCAAACTTCCTGTGACAAGCCATTTTTAATTCTCTCAACTCTTTATTAGCTAATCTTCCAAGTGGCTTTTTGTTCTTAATATCGTGCACACCCACATAAGCTTTACAATCATCACATAAATAACAGCCACCATTACCATAAACTATTCCGTAAACTTCTTTGTTAGAAGTATATCTAACTTTATCACTTCCACAATTATCACATTTTACAGGAATATTTCTAAAGTCAAATATACATTCATTCCAAACATCATTATTCATTTTTAAAAGCCTTTTCGTTTATATAATTTAATAATTCTATACCAAAGCTAATTAATTCATTAGATCTATAACTTTCTAAATAAAATGTTTCTATTGAGCGTCCCATTTTATTAGGCATATTATCATCACATTCAAATAGTGTGACTTCTAATAAATCATTACTATTTACTCCTAAGTAGAACTTGTCAGGAATATTTACAACTTCGTGTATTAGTTCTAAAGCTTCATCAGGTGTTAAATGTAAAGTTAAAGCTTTCATCTTTTTAATAAAGTCCTCATCTAATTTCTTAAACATTTTATCCATTTCTTTATCGGTTTTTACAATATTTATCATATTAAAAATCATAAAAGCAAGACATACTAAATTAATAATTAAAATCATTGTTCTCATATCTTATCCCTCCTCAATAATTTTTATTATCCATTCAATAGCTTTTTTATAATTATTCTCATCTACATTTCGTGTAGTTAAAGCTGTATAAATGGTATTCACTTTTTTCTTTTCATTTAGATAAAGATTATTTATCATTTTTAAATCTTTTTCCTTATTTTTTAATTTTTGAACTAGAATTTTATTACTATCTTCCGCTAATTGTAATCTTGTTCTTAATTTAATAATTTCTTCTTCACTCATTATTTTCACCAGCTATTCTTTTTAGCTGTCTTTCAACCTTAAACTTGTATTCATTCATTAAATCATCTTCTTTAAAATTTAAAATATATTTTAATTGATCTAAACAAATTGAAACATCAGTTATTTCTTCATAAAAATCAGCTTTTAATTGAGGTGTTATATCACCCTCTAATTCGTCATATTTTCTAGCCCACTTACAAATTACTTTTATAAGTTCACTCATTTCTTCAATCCATATAGGCATTTGTTTTTTTACTCCATAGTGATTAACAATTTCTATATTTTTTTTAAGTGTATTTATCAATTCTTTTTCTTCGTTCATATTATTAACCTCAACTTTCAACTAAAGTATATTTTTTATATTTATTAGCCCAACCTAATTTATTTTTGCTACTAATCCATTCATCAGTAATATTGTAATTTTCTTTTCTTAAAAGATATATTGCGTGTTGTAAATCAGTTATTCTATATATTTCATAACATTCCATAGTAGATATACTTCCATATTTTTTTAAATGATTTAACACAATATCTTTTTGACTTATCTTTCCCATTTATAATCCTCAAAATCTAATACATCTTTCCAATAGATAATATCTAATCCACATTCACTAGCCATATCTAATATTGTTTCTATTAAGTCGTGCATTTCTTTTTTATCCATTTTTGAACTTCCATAAAAACATTTATAATCATTAAAGATTTTATCTTTAACTTGTATTTTTCTAACTAGCTGTATTGCTCTAAAGCTTTCTCTTAACATTGATTCAGCCTGTGGCTCAACTAATAGATGAGTATATTTAGCTCCAGCTCTTACCAAAGCCTCAAGGTAAATGTCATAATCCTCATTTGACCTATCACCATTACGAGCTTTATCTATCTCACCTATTAGAGCCCACATATATTTATTTTGCTGTTCAGTCCTTTTATCTTTAGCTTTAGATATTACTATTGAATATAATTCGTTCTTATCTAGGTCTTGAATTAAATGTTTATAGTTTTCTCGTATAGTAAGTGTAATTTCAGTTTCAAAGTTTTCATTTTTCCCACTACGAGAATAATTACCTACAAGCTTCATATATCACCTAGAAAGGTAAATCATCGTCACTAATTTCTACTGATTCCCCAAAATCGGCGAATGGATCATTTTCTTCTTTTTCTTCTTTTGATGGTACATAATCAGGTTCAGGTATTCCAGCACCCTCACTAGCTTTAGTATCTAAAAATTGTACTCTACTTGCTAAAATATAAGTTTCATATCCTTTAGTTCCATCTTCTTTATCCCAAGTTCTAGTTTTAATTCTTCCTGTAATTCCTACTAGGCTACCTTTATGACAATATTCGTTTACATTTTCAGCCTGTTTGTCATAAACATATATTTTCGGAAAATCGGCTGGTCTTTCATTTCCGTCTTTGTCTTTTCCATTATTTATAGCTATAAACATACTTACAGCTGGTAATCCGCTTGTTGTAGCTCTCAATTCTATATCTTTAGTTATTCTTCCAATAATACTTACATTATTCATTTTCTTCATCTCCTAACATTTCTTCTAAATTTTTCAAATCTTTTGCTAAAGCTCCATTTAACACCATTTTCATTTCTTTTTCAGTTATTTTGTTTTCCATATTTTTTCTCCTTATCCTATAACTTTTGTTGCTATTTCATTTAGATTTTTTTCTAAATATAATAAATCTTTACTATTATTTTTTATTGTATCTAACATACAATTTTCACCTACACATTCGGCATTTTCACTAGGCATTGCACCTCTTAATACTTCTAAAATTTTACTGCTGATAGAACATAAATTTTGTATTATATCTTTTTGTTTGCATAATTCAGCACATATATTTAAGTTTTCTTTATTTTCCATTTTCATATACCTCCAAAAATTCATTTAATTTCTTTATCAAAACCTCTTTAGGTTTTCTCTTAACTTCTACTACTTGTCCTATATCTTTCTTAGGTAGCCAAATAGCATATAATTTATCAAATTTCTTTCCCATAGCCATTTCATAATAACTTAATTGCCAACTTAAATATTCTTCATCTAATTCAGCTGTTGTCTTAATATCACATAAACATAGTGATCCTTTAATCTTTGCTATCATATCGAAACGACCAGCGTATTTTTGTTCAAATTGAATCATTGTTTCTTGTTCTATTACATCTATTTCATATCTATTTTTAAGTTTTAAATATTGTCTTAAACTTGCTTCTTGAATATAACTTAATTCTTTAGCTTGTATCGTGACATTAAATGCTTCTTCTATAGACATTGTTTTAATGTTAGCTTCATACATTTCTATTGATTCGTGTATCGTAGTTCCATATTCAGCTTTTTTATTTAAAATTTTTCTATTAACTCCTTTATATTTATTAGGAAATATAAAATGTAATATTTCACTAACACTAGGAGTAATAACTCCATTTACTAGATAGATGTGTGGTTCATCAATAAACTCAATCATTACTCAACTTCTATTGATATTGAACTTGATACACTTGAATCTTTAGAATATTCTTCATAAATTTCAGGACATTCTTTTTTAAATCTTGTAGAATCAAATCTCTTTGTTGTATATCCAGCTTTAATCTTTGCTGAAAAACCATCTAATATCAATTTATCTTTTCCTACTAATTCCATAGCACTTTTTAATTGAGCTTTAAAATCTTTTTCTATTAAATCCATTTCTAATTGAACTTTCTTAAAGTTCCTATATCTTTCTATAAAATCATTATCAATTACTATTTCATTATCTTTTACGATTACTAATTTATTTTCTTCCATTTTCTATTCCTCCTAATCTAAATAATTATCATCGTCTTGTGGTACTTCTACAGCTTGTTCCACTTTTGCATTTTCTTTTAATTTAATTAAACTACTTGCTTCTAATAAAGTAAGTTCAACAATTTTTACTTTTCCAATTTTTTTCATTAAAGGAATTAACTCCTCTGCTGTATATAATTTCTTAATTAGTTCTACTTGAGTTTTTTGAATCGGTAGATCTCCACCTTTTTGTTTGGTTTCGGTTTTTGTCGATGTTTTTTTTGTAGTTGCTGTTTTAGTAGTTTTAGGTTTTTCTTCTACAACATCTTCATCAATTCTTTTTGTAAATTCATCGGCTTCACTATCACTATAAATTCCTGAGTAAGCTATTTTGCTATTTTTTAAAATTACTCTATCCATACATCTTTTTAAAGCCATAGCGTAGGGATAATCATTTTTACAATTATCTTTACTTACCTCTCCAACTTCATAGATTCCTTGTTTAGGACAATTATAAGTAAATACTAAAGAGCCATTATAACCCTCTTTATCAAGCGTCATACATTCAGGTTTAAATTTTAATTCTTCATCTAAAACATCATTTATTTTTAAGCAACCATCGTGGCTTATGATTAATCCGCTATACATAGCCTTAGTTTTATTAGCGTAAGTATTAACTAATATCCAAAAATCACTTGTTTCCAATATTCCTTTATATTTATCACTTTCCAATAATTCAATAGCTTTATTTCTAGCTTCTTTATACTTTGGTGTTATAAATTCTACTGGTAAAGTTTTTCCATTTATATTTTCGGTCTTTTTTTCACCGAAGTTATATGTTTTCTTCTCTTCAACTTTTTTTGTTTTGGCTGTTGCCATTTTTTAATCTCCTCCTTTAATTTTGCTATTTCATTTTTTTGACGAGTAATAACTTGATCTTTATATTCACTTTCAGTTTTCAAAACATCATAATTTAGATTTAAAGTGTTATAAGCTCTTCTTAACTTCCAATATCTACTTAATTTTTCTTCTTCCATTACTTTTAACCTATAAGTGGAGTTCCCTTTTTTTCAATTAAATTAGATTTTTTATAGCTAAGAACTTCTTTTATTATTTCTTTTGGATATTCTTTTTGTATCGAATACCAATCAACCATACTTTTTAAGTATCCAAGTCTATTTTCAGGGATTGACTTGTTGTTTTCTAATATTGATAGAAAAAACTCTTTTCGTTGTTTTCTACATTCTTCATATAATTCACTCAACACCGGAAAATATTTATTACTTTTTCCTATTTCTTGAATTGACATATAAAATGTTTCAACCTCAATATCCTTAAAAATTTCATACCAACTTGTTAATTCTTCATCACTTAAATCTTTTAAAAAGTAATTAGCTAACTTTTTCATTCCTTTCAAAAATTCTAATTTTGTCAAAATAATCCACTACCCTTTCTTTCAATTTCAATAGCTCTATCTATGTCACTCATAGAAATATCTTTTAGTGTTTTCTTCTTAGCTGTAATTTTTTGATTTAGGTAGCCCTCGAATTTATTACTAAACAATGTTTCAGGTCTTAAAAACTTTTCAAAATCAGTTCCTAACCATTCTTCACATTTTTTATCAATAACAATTTTAAAATCATCTAAAGTAAATCCATCTTTAATTCTAGCCTTTATAAGAGTTTGTGTTTTATCAGTAGAATACTTATAATGTGAATTACTTTTAATATTTAGATATTCAATAATTCCTTTTATTTCAGCTATAGTTATTTTATTAACATTAACATCTACATTATCATTAACATTAACAATAACATTAACATCTTGATGTGTTTTACTTTCGTTCTCTTTTTGATTTTCATTTGATTTTGTTTTGATTTCTTTTTGATTTTCTTTTGTTTTTGTTTCGTTTTCTTCTTGATTTTCGTTTGATTTTGTAATTGAACCACACTTACTTCTTTTTTTGCTTTTTTCTAAAGGTCTGCGTAAGTTATTAAATATCTTTGTTTGTTTGTCATTTAAAGTTGGTTCAACATCTTCAAACATAAACTTTGTTATTGCTAGTAATAACTCTTGTTGTTCTCTTTCGGTTAGTAAGGTAATCAGTTCGTAGTATTCTTTATATATAGTGAATCCGTTCATCTTTTACCTCCAATCCTTTTGCTTTTTTAACCATTAAATGCTATAATCTAATAGTAAAATGTTTTGTTTTACATTTGATTTATGAGTTCTCAACCAATTCATAAATCTTTTTTTATTTATTAATTTCTTCAACAAAATAATCAACAATCTCTCCTCCTACAGCAAAGGCTATTAAAAATGTTAAAAATCCAAACCAAGTCCACCCAATATATTTTCCTGTAATCCAAGAATAGATTGTTAGCATAAATAAATCGTGAGCTACTATATATGCACATAATAGTAAAACTCCTAGTAATGCTATATTTTTCCATTTAATTTTTATCTTTTTATTTGTCCTTTTCATTCTTTAACCTCATTTCTATTTTTGTTTAAAATTATTTCTTTGATTTTCAATTCTTTTTTTACTAAATGTGTAGGTATCAAAATATCTCTTTTGCTTTCAGGAATATAATAATTTTGTTCCTTAGCAATCTCCAAAAGATGATTCATAACTCTTTCAGCTTGACGCCTACCTTGTCCTAGAAGAATTGATAACTCAGTTATGTTTAAGTAAGGCTTTTCCATATTTTCACCTCTTCTTTGCTAGTCTTAGTTATTTTTTCTTATTGTTATTTATATCACTACCATATTTAGCTAATATATAGATAAGAGCTATTAAAGTGACACAAATAATTAAAGTTATTTGTACGCCTGTACTCATATTTACACCTCCTCGTCATTAGTTTGGTTTTCCCCAACTTTTTGAGTAAAAAAATATAATGCTATTTCTTCTTTAGGTATATCTAAAACTTCTTTTTTTATAGATTCAAGTATTTCATCTTGACTAAATGCTGTTTTATTTTTTAATTTATTAGATACAGCTGTATCAGATAAATGTAAAGATTCAGCATAGTTTTTTAGACTACCTAATTTTTCGGTTATTCTTCCTCTTAATTTAGAATAATCATAATTTCTTCTCATACTTTTTGCACCTCCTCTTTGGTTTGGAATTTCCCAACCTAGTTTAATCTTACACCATCTTTTTTTATTAGTCAATAGAAAAATTTAGTTTTTCCCAACTTTTTTTATATTTTACACAATAGTTGTTGTTTTTTCCCAACTTTTTTTGTATAATTGATATGAGGAGTTGATAAGATGTTAGTTGACACATTTGCCAATCGTCTTAGCAAAATAATGTCTATAAGAAATATAAAACCTATAGACTTATCTAATAAGACTGGTATTGCAAAATCTCAAATCAGTCATTGGTTAGCTGGAACTTATAAGGCTAAACAAGACAGTTTAACTGTACTAGCGGAATTTTTTGATGTTGACGAAACTTGGTTAATGGGATTCGATGTACCTATGAAAAGTCAAAAAAAATCCTTATCCAAAGAAGAAGAGCAAGAATTACTTAAAGACTTTTTAACTCGTAAAGGCTTTTTAGATGAAAATGAAGAAATGAGTGAAAAAGATTTTAATAACTTGATCGAGTTTGCTAAAGCAAATAAAAATTTTATAATGAGAGATAAAGACAAATAATAAGAATATCCCTTATTGGAGATATTCTAAATAAAAGATATATAGTGTAATATCAACTTGTAATTTTTCTAATTCACTATATAAAGTTGTACTATTCACGCTTTACCCCCTCTCAGGGCTCTATTATAAAATTAACATTTGATTATATCAAAAAAATAAATATAAATTATAGAAAATGCCTAAAATGTCAGTTTTTAGGCGTGAATTGTAAAAAAATGGATAAAAATATGCTAGTACAGATATTTTTAGATAAAAATGAAAGGAGTATAAATATGGAGGACACAATAAAAAAAGCTAAGCTTTCAGTTATTGCATTAGTTTTCAAATTATTTATTGATCTATTTGCTTGTTGTATTTTAATTGGTTTAGTTTGGTTTCCAAGAGATTTAATCAATTATTTCACAACTAAATTAGAAATAACTAATCGTAGAATCAAAGGTAAAATTGGTTTAATCAAAACTAACGAACTTGATAGCCCATTAAATAAAATAAATAGTGTTCAAGTTAAACAAGGTCTATGTGGAAAGATATTTAATTATGGAACTATTATAATAACAACAGCTTCTTCTATGTTTGAGTTTGATTATGTGACTAATCCTAACGAATTTAAAACAATTTTAAATAATCAAATCGAAGCTTATGAAGAAAATAAAATGGATATGCAAGCTCAAAAAATAGCTAAAACTATGAATAAATAAAATAAAAAAAGACGCCTAGAGGTGCAACTCCAAGCGTTTAATGAAAACCCTAAGACTAGCAATCTTAAACAAAAATAACACAAGGCTATAATTGTAATGAGTTTTCTATTACATTATAGCACTTATTAAAAAATAAAACAATAAAGGAAGTGCTAAAATGTCAGTATTTAAAGATAAAGAAAAGACTAAAGATGGTCGTCAATGGAGATTTAAAGTATATTACCACAACGCTGATGGAAAACTTGTTCCTTATACTTCAAAAAGATTCTTATTAGAGAAAGAAGCAAAAGCGGAAGAAAGAGTATTTATATTAAATAGGAATACACCTGTAAAGAAAAAGTTTGATATTATAGCTGATGATTATTTTAAAGACGCAAAAGAAAGAATAAGAGAATCTACTCTATTGACTTACTATTCACAATATAAAAACAATATCTTACCCTATTTCAAAAATAAATTTATTGATGAAATACAAGTAGTAGATATTGAAAAATGGAAAAATAAACTCATAAGTAAAAATATTAAAATTTCAACTTGCAATCAATATTATGTTGTTTTTAAAGAAATATTTACTTATGCTAATAGAAAGTTTGAATTAAATTATAATCCAGTTGCATTATCAGGGCGTTTTAAAAAAAGAAATGATGAAGTTGTTGAAACTAAAAATAAATTAAGATATATTGTTTATGAAGATTATTGTAAATTTATAAATGTAATAAATGATGATCTATATCACTGCTTCTTTTTAACATTATACTTTACAGGTATGAGAAAAGGTGAAATACAAGCTCTTACTTGGAAAGATATAGATTTATATAGAAGAACTATTAAAGTTGATAAAACCATCTCTTTTATTACTAAGAATAGCAAATATAAAATTACTGCAACAAAGAATTGTTTAAATAGAGAAATCACAATGTCTAACATTTTATTTGATGAGTTATCACATTATAAAGAAATAGTTAAAAAATATAGTGATTTTAGTGAAGATTGGTTTGTTTTTGGAAATGGTGATGTATTAACTGATTACTGGATTGATAAAAAGAAAGATGAATATTTTGAGTTAGCAAATCTTAAAAGTAAAACTATAACTATTCACGAATTTAGACATTCACACGTTAGTTTATGTATAAACGAATATTTAAAATCCGGAGCTAACGATTCAACAAAATTTTTCTTAATGATGTCGCAACGAATGGGACATAGTTTAAGAGTTATGCAAGAAGTATATATGCACTTGTTCCCTACTGCACAAGATAAAATCGTTGATTTATTAAATAATTTATAGAATATAAGTACCTAAATTAGTACCTAAAAATTAGAAAAAGCACATAAATAAAGGGAAAAATAACTATTTAATTTTTATAGCATATAATAATTAATATCTGCAATAATTATTTATTTTGTTTTAAAAAAAACTAGTTGATATCAAGAATATTAGAAAAAAATAGATAGAGTTATAAAATTATTTGCATACTCAAATATAATCTATATTTTTTAAATACTTTTCTATTTTAGTTTAAAAAAATATTTAGCTATTATAACTAAATATTTTTGATGGTATAGATAACTGCTAAGACGACAGCTATGGTAGTTAGAACAATAACGGTTATTTTAAACCAAATACTGCTTTTTTCTTGTTCGTTTGTTTCATCGTCTAGAGTAAAATCATCTTTTTCAATTTTTAAAGCACCACTATAGAATTCTTTTTCTAATTTGGTGTTAGTAGGAAGCGATGTCGTTATCTCTTCTTTCATTGGTTTTATTGTTACGGTGTTGTCGCTTCCTTTTAAATCGCTTAAAAGATCTAAGTCTGGATTTATGTCTTTTTTAACATTTTCTATTTCCATATCCAGTTTTTCTAATTCTTTTTTTATTTCTTCTTCAATAGTGTCTTTTGAGTTTTTATCTTCTAATTTAGCAAGATAAGAATAGTTAGTTAATTTTCCTACATCTTTTACTATACTATTTTTTTCTTCCCTAGCTTTTTTTATAAGTTCATTAATATCATATATTTTATTTTCTTCAAATCCTTTAGGGATATTATCACTCCAAAAGTCATCTTCTTCTTTATTTTGTTTTTGTCGTTTATATTCATCCCTAGTTGCTAGTTTTTTTAGGGTATCAGCATCAATGACATTAACATTACTTGAAACTGGTAAAACATCATATGAATCTAGATTACTTCCATATAGTTCTTTATACGAGTTTATATGTTTTTCGGTTCTACTTATTTGGTTATTGGAATCTTGATAATATTTTTCCATTCTACTTTGCATATATTACCTCACCTACTATAGTCATTGTACCATAAATTTGATAATAATTAAA